ATGTTATCATAAATATATATTGGCTAAAAAAAAACTTCCATTCGGAAGTTTTTTTTATTAAACTGGTTAATTTTAGATTATTATTGGAGAATTGCGTAATCGTAGGAAACGGTAAGTTCAACAGTCATGAATTCACTTGTTGACCAGTCTAATGTTCCCATGTTAGTTGCTTGACACCAAGCACCTTTGATTGTCCATTCTTCAACGAGGTCACCAACAGGACCTAGTGTATTGATAACAAGGTCTTTTTTGTAGAAGTCGGCATAACCGTTTCTACCTGTTACAGATTCGTGAGAAAGACGAACCCATTCCATTGCTACCTGAGCACCACTTGGTACGATTGGATCATAAAGAGTCATTGTAATATCTTGCCACTCTGCCTTACCACCACGAATCTTGCGTTTGATGTTGATGTGATCGAGAGTTTGTACTTCGATATTAAGATTAGGACGAGTAACACTTTTAATAAGGTATGCGGGTACTCCGTCCATATACATGATAAAACGATTTGCTGTTTTCGGTTCAAATGCCGTAAAAAACATTTCTTCGGTTGAAATAACTTGTGCCATTTTTAATATTCTCCAGTTTAATGTTAAATGATTATTTTTAGTATAAATATTGATTAAAAATCCGAAAGTTCATTTTTTCAATCAACAAATATAAATAGTTGGTAAATTAAAAAATATATTTATTTATCTTTCGTTAATTTCTGTCCAACTAATTTTGCAGAACCATATAGAACTGCTCCTATAAATTGTAAGTGTTGAGGACCTGGCCATGGAAAAGATAAACCTATAACACCAGTTGCAAATAAAGTAAGAAGTGCCATTCCTTCTGGTCCAGCAAATAATGTAGATAAAGTAAATCCTCCCCCGAGTGCCAATATCATGTCACCCATATCAAAGTCATAATCAGCATTACCGGTGAATGTCATATTCAACCAAATATAAATTAGAATACCAGCAACTGCTAATCCTGCAATTCTTTTAGTTTTAGGATGCTTTGCTAGAAATGCGTCTAAGTCTTTTAATTTGTCTTCAGTCCAACGACCTACCTTAGTGTTTGCTATATATTCACCGATTGCCTTTATGATCTGCTTATATGCCTTAAATCCTCTTTTAACAAGATCAAACAGATGCTTCATACTAAACTTAATTTTTGCGAAGAACTTAAAAACAACTTTATTCAAAAACAATTTTACCAAGTCTTTCATTTTGACTTTTACTATGTTTTTCAGTTCCACCAAAAATGACCAAATCTTTTTTAGTTTACCAGGGATCACAAATTCATTTAATTGCACTTCATCTTTATCAAGTTTGTTTTCTTTTACAAATCTACAAAACTCTTTGTATTGAAGTTCATGAAGAATTTCTGTTAATGACATATCCATTTCTAATAAATATATATCTACACAAAAAAAACCCCTCTGCGAACAGAGGGGTTTTTAAATTTTAGTTTCTTACACTATATTATGCTTCAAAACTAGCACCAGTTGGTGTCAAGTTGAAATCAAGAATGATGAACTCAACTGCACGTGCTGGTTGCAAGAAGATTTGACCATAAAGAATGTTTCTATCAATCAAGTCAGGTGTATTGTTTGACTCATCCATGATAACACGGAAAGCATACAAACCATGACGTTGCTGAACATTTTCCAAGTATGGATTAACAATACTAAGGAAACGGTTACGAGTTGATGCAACATTTTGTTCAAAAAGCAAGAATCTTGCGGAACTTGCAATGAACTTCTTGAGTGTAATAAGCAAACGACGTACGTTAACTCTGTCTAATGCACTTGAACGACGTTGTAAGGTCTTTTGACCAAATGCAACGATACCTTGACCAGGAAACGCCGCAATCGGATTTACCTTACCTTCGTAAAGTGTATCTCTTTCTGCAAAGTTAAGACGATCCATTACTGCAACTGCTTGTTCAATTCCACCACGATTTAAACCGGCAGGAGCAAACCACTCAGCAGAACTTTTGTCGTTAGCCGCATATACTGCCATCATAAGTGCTGATGGTGGATATGGTTGTAAAACGTTTGTTGCTGGATCAATGATCTTTACCCAAGGATAATATGTGGCTGCATAGTTACTATCAATTGTAGAAACTTGTTGTACTGCATCATCCACACGACCTGGTTGATTATGAGCACTTACGCAGTCAAGGATGTAGAAACAATCTTCTCTTTGTTCGCACAAATCAACACCACGATTGATAACTGATCTGTGTAGATCAAGTGTCAAACCAGGTGTTACAAGAAGATTGATATCGAACTCGTCTTGGTTACTAAGAGCCGCAAACGCACGTTTGTATCCCTTTGTTCCAGAACTAAATTCTCTACTACAATCAAGACCTTGAACATTTGTTTCGGAAATGTCTTTTCCTAACATAATTGGATGTGCAGGAGATTGTCCGTCAAACCCTCCTTGAAAACCAACTACAAATCTACGAAGTTTTGCTACAAGCAATTCGTCAGCAGTAGATGGATTAACAGGAATTGGATCAACTTCAGACACAGTAGTTTCTCCGTCAACTTCTTCTACATAAGAACCTGTCCATTCTAAGTCTTTGGATTTATCCATGTAGAAACCTCTTCCAGCATCACCTGGGTTAGCAGGAAGTGGTTGGAAAAGTTCAGATGTATCTCTAGCAGAACGTGGAAGTTCAAGAATTCCGTCAGGTGATGTTTGATTAAACACCGCACCATTGAAGTATCTTCCTACATTTCTTGAGTATTGAGAAGCATAACTATACTTTGGTGTTCCGATGTCAATTCCACCGAGTGGTGAACGATATGGAGCATGACCATAAGGCATAGCATTTGCAGGTGAAGTACTTTCATAAGGCATTTCAATGCGAATCCAATTACTTGAATTTGCGTAATCACCGTAATCAACGATTTTTCCTTTTGAATCAATTGTTGTAAAACGATCACCGATTACACGTGGAAGAAATCGTGGACTCATTGGATCAAGTGTACAATTATCATAGTTCTCAATGATTTCAGGTGATTTATCGTTATCGTTAAATGAACGAACCATCAAACTAAATGAACCATAATCTGTATCTTGAATTGAACCTGGAGTTCTGATGTTATAGATGGCAATCTTAATTTCACGGTTTGCACTTGAACCCATGTTTCGTGTCCAAACCTTAAATAGATCATATCGTCTTCCACTGATTTCTTGTGACTTAAACCAAGGAGTTTCAGCAGGACGACAACTGAAAGCAGCCTCACCTGGTTTCCAAGGATCATCGTCAACTTCACCTGTTACACTATCACGTGTTTCAAATACCATTGCATCGTCAGTAGTATCTACTTCAATTTTATATTTTACACCAGACATGATGTTATTGAAAACGTCTTCTTGTGAATTTTGGAAATATGTGTAGAAATATGCTGGTTCTAAATTCTTCTTAGCTGCTCTACCAAAGATATTTTGAAGACTATCTGGTTCTTTTGGATCAATGTTAAAAACATAATCAGAATCAAATTCATCTTTTAAACTTTGAATAGTCTCAATAACTTCACCTGTAAACTCGTCTTCGGTTCTAACCGTTTTTCTGAGGTAAAGAGTTGTTTCTAGGTTTCCTACTGAAACCACTTCACCTGAATCAGGATCAACACTCTCTGTATCATAATACAACACGGATGTGTCGTTATCAATGCTTGAACCTTCAAAACCAGATGTATCTGCTATACCTTCGTAAAGAGTATTTGCTAATACACCGATAACTACTTCGTCTCCAACGGAAGCTCCGAGTGATCCACTTCCAAGTGATCCACTTAAGTCTGCCGGAACGTCTGTTACTTTTGCCTTGATTACAAGTGCGTTATCTTGTTTATATCCACCCAATGCACCAACACGAACGATAGTAACAACACCTTGGTGTGTTAAATACTCACGTGCTGTGAATGGTTGATAATATTTTCCTTCTGGTACACCGAATAAATCTTCTAATTCTGCGTGACTTCTCACGATAGTTGGGGCATATGCAGGTCCTCTTGAGAATGGACCTACAACCGCACCACCAATCTGTGAAATGCCTTGCGTTAAAAACGTTTGGTCGATTTCGTTGGTGAAAACTGCTGGGCTTACAATTCTTTCTGCCATCTTATATAGTCTCCTTTATGGGTTATGGGTTGAAAATTTGGAAATGTTTTACTTTTAATGATAAATATGTTTTGAAAATTTCAAAATCCTATATTTATGAATTATTTTCTGATTTAGTGTAAACACCAGTTTCAAGGTCTATTTCACCTTGTCCATATTTTCTTGATATTCTTTCTTTAAAATTAGTTTCTTTTTTCTGAGTTTCTTCGTATGAGGAGTAACATTCTTTTTCCATTTTTAAAATAGATTCTTCTTCTTTTTTAAGTGAATCTCTGCGGATGCTAACCTGACCCAATCCTATCAAAATATCCTGATACTCATTATTTAACGCCAAAATCTCAGCTAGCTCGTCACTAGTTAATTTTACTTGGTTTTTTTTCATTGATAAAATAATACAATAATATAATCAAAAAATCAAGTTATATATTTTATTTTAATTATTTCAACAGTATGTTCGTGTGTAGATATTTCTATTTTTTTATTACCCACTTGAATTTGTAGATGTTCGTCTTTAAATAATTTTGATTCAAACTCCGAATCTCTGTTCCATATTAAAAAGTCATTAGCATCATCATCTACATCAATTGCTATCTCAAATTTATTTTGGTCAATGAATATATTATAGTATTCTTCGTCATTCCATATTCTTATCTCAGTTTCGTCTCCAAGATCTCCTTCAATATACAATTCACGACTTGTTCTATTCAAAACATACTTCTTTCTATCACCAACATTTTCCAATCCATTTACTGCCTTATCAGAAATTACTTCCGTTCCAAATATGACCTTTCTGTTTGTTAAGTTTCGTTTAGTTGTTTTTGTATTATCAAAAACTTCAGGTAATAAATAAGCATTAACAGTTAAAGAAAATGTTGTATTTACAACTCGGTCATCGTCAGTAGGTACTTCCACACTATTAGAAAAAGAATCAACCGATGCTCTAAATTTAAATCGTGAAGGATCACCCCAATAATCATTGCTTACCCAATTTATACGTTCAACAAGAGTATTCATTTGTTGTACATATTCGGTTGTCATCGTGAAATCGTAATTTAATATCACATGGTCAGGAAAAGTTATATTATGAACTTCATATTGACGATTTGAATTTGTCAAAGAACTAAACTTATCGTACATATTTTTTTTATCGAATTTTTTAATAAAAGGAACGGATAAATAACGATTAAAATAAACAAATGAATCATCCTTTGATACACTTGTTCGTGTAAATACTATCATTGGTTTTTGAACCTGACCCTTATTATCACGATAAACACCATCATTCAAAATTGCACTCCATCTTTCAGGTGATGCGTGTCTTACAGGTACTGATACAATAGTTCCACCCGAATCATCGACCTGTGGGTTTATTACTTTAGTAAAATACTCATATAAAATATTGTCAATATCCATTAATGTAATTGAATAATTTTCAAATGATATTTCACCATCGTCCATTCTCATTTTGTCAGAACGATTATCAGAATATAAGGAATCTTTTGAAACCTTTTTATTCGACATATATTTATCGTTCGTAAGTGTTGGTGGACTTGTATTTAACTTAGCCGTAAATGTATCGGAATCGTCACCTGACAATTTTCTTAATGTAATAAAAGGATTGTTTACATTACCATAGTCCATTACACTTCTCTGTTGGTTATGTTAAGTCTACTTTTTCTGCTCATATGTGCATTGCACACTAAACTATAATTCTTTTCTGGTTGGCCACCTAAAAATTGATTTTCTACCACATTGCTTATCTCAAAATGTGCGTTCTCCCATTCAATAATATCCGAGACTTCTGGGTATATATTTTTTATTTCACACAATTTCTGGTGAAATCTAAACAACGTTCCTTTTTTAACATCAGGACCAAATCCTTCATAGTTCGTGCTTCGTGGGTCACTTTCTACCAAGCAATTTATTTTTACACCCTCATAATATATTTTATCAAGACTTTCACCATATAAATTTGCTTCAGTCTCGTTTGGATTGATTTTATATACAATAACATATTGCTCAATTATATCATTTAGCAATTCACCATTAAGACTATTCATTAATCTTACATCTCTTCTTGTAAAATATCTACCATACGACATTGCCAATCATCCAATATATAAATAGTTAGGTACTTTCTTTAGGTTTTCTTGTAAGTTATCAGATACCTGATTAAGTTGCTCACTTGTTGTACTGCGACTTGTTACATCTAAATCTTCTCTAAGTTCTGTAATTAATTGCTCTTTCTCGGTTTGTGCTTCTGCTCTTAAAGCATCACCATCCAACGAAGTTTCTCCACCTGGTATTGGTATACTTTGATATTTTGCACGAATTGAACCTAACAATTCTTTACAAGTTGATAAATAGTATTTCATAATCCATCGTTTACCTACATCGTTAATTGTAGAAAAACTATGAAATTGATAAGGAACGTTACTAAAATCTGTTACTGAATCTGGTGATGATGCTATATTGCGTGTATCGCAATGTTCATTTTGGTCAGACGGTATTCCTGTTTGCACTTGATCCGAAACTACCTGTTGTGTTGTTTCTTCGGTCACTTGTGTTTGTGTTTTTGGAATTGTGTTAAAATCATCTGCATCTACATAACCTTGTACGGCTGCTATATCTCTTTCACGTTTGTATATGTAATCAAACCAAAGAGTAAAATCTTTCTCAGGAACTGGAAATATAGTTAGTTTGTTGTTTACCAATTCAAATCCATATGCACTTCTTCTTATTTGCTCATTGAATTCTATTGCCTGCAACCGCATTAAGTCTTCATTTACAGGTCTTAATAAAAATTGTGTACCGACAGGTGACATACCTGCCCAATTAAATTCACCTAATAAATTAGAATGACTCATACCTGAGTTGGACATAGGATCATATATTTTGTTGAGTGCGGGTGGTGGAAAATGAAATACCCGTTTTACTTCAATTTGCTCAACTTTCTTTTCACCGGTTTTAGGGCAAGTGTAATATTGATCAAACAAACCCTGCAAGTCATATGTTTGCACTCCTTTTTTAACATCTAAACTTTGTTTTCTCCAATCCACATTTCCACCAACACCAACTTCTGCTCCGTATGCCTCTGAAAGTTTTAAATAAAATGGCAAAGGTTGTGTTTGTAAAACAGAAGTAGTTAAATTAACACTCGTTGATGTTCCTTTTAAACTATATAAATTTTGTTTAATCGAGAATTGATTTATTTGAGCACTATATTCAGTTACTGCTTCTTCAAAACAGGTATAAAATTGTAAATCAATCATTTCAACATCAACAATTGGATAACCGAGTCTTTTAGCTGCCCAGTCGGCTGCTCTTGGTGCAAATGAAACAAACTCAGCATCCGTGTCAAAAAAACCAAATGGTGTTTTTCCGACCGGCGATGTTGCTACTCCGTCCCATCGTATTCTCTCTAATTCAGTATTCTCTGTTTCATCCATGTCTATAAATATACATCACTTATAGTAATCGTTATAAAATAAAAGAGGGGTTCGAAAGAACCCCTCTTAAATTTTGTGTTATCCCTAACAGAATTATAAATCGTCTGTACCGGAAACAGAGATTTTTCCGTAGAATTCTGGACGAACCATCTTCTTGGCATAACGGGTCATAACACCACGACGTGGAGTAAAGTTGACCGGATCGTATACCAATGGAGTTTGGATCAACGGAATGTACGGAGCATAAACTGCACCTGTTTCGAGGAAGTTTGTTCCACGGAATCCGATAAGAACGTCACCACTTGTCATGTATGGGTTCTTGTAGACTTGGAAACGGTTGTTTAATGCACCAACCTTGGTAACACCCATTGCGAACTGAGACTGATTTCCGTCTGTGTCAGCTGCGTATCCTGGAATACTTTCAAGAACGGTTGCTACTTGTGGAGAACAAACCAAGAAGTTTGCACCACCACGAAGAGTCAATTGGTGAATTGTGTTACTCACCTTTTGAATCTTTGTACCGAGACGTTGGAAATATGTTCCTTGTGTGTCTCCGTCTCCACCAAAACCACCTGCTGGTGTTGCGTCGAAGTCACCTCCGTCTGTATGTGCGTTAACGATAAGCATATCGAGAATTTCCAAATCAATTTCCATTGAAACGTACTCAGAAAGAAGAGAAGTCAATTCTGCTTCTGCATCAATACTATGATATGCGTTGAGGTCTTGTGCCAACTCTGGTGTCCAAACTGCTTTCAACTTACGTGTCTTCGCAACGATTGGTTCACTTTTGAGTTCCAAGTTAACTTCTGGAATACCGATGTCCTTTTGAATTCCTGTGTCAGCTGCATCAGCAGAGTCACCAAGATTGTCTTCAAAGTCACCACGTGCTCCCGCAGTTGGTTGTGCGTGATACTGAAGTTCACCTGCTTGAGTCATCTTGTTGTCTGCATCAAGAACAAGTTGTGCACCGTCAACTTGGAATGCACGGATGCCTTCTAAGTCTGCGTCAGATGGAATTGCGTCTCCAACTGCAACGGTAACTTTCTTGTCATTGATTGAGTAACCATGACGTCCTGCTCCGTAAAGACCACCTTCTGCTTTGTCGGTTGAACCGAGTTTTGCGTCTGATGATCCACCGAAAAGACTTCCTGATCCTTGACGTGATTGATTTGTTCCATACTTAAAGTCTAAGTAAAAGATCAATCCGGATGGAAGATTCATTGGTTGCACGGAAACGAATTCCTTTGATGCGATTTCTGCGAACACACGACGTACCAAAGGAAGTGCTACTCCACTCCATTCTTCGTTACCTCCACCTGTACCGGTGCGTGATGCTTCGTCGATCAACTGCTTTGCTTGATTTTCTAAAAGAATGGACATACCACTCTTTTCTGTGTCAGTCGAAATTCCTTCGAGAAGTCCTGTCTTTTCCCATTTTGTTACCAAACCACGGGTTTCAGCCATAAGACGTTCTTGAGGATTTTGACTTTCTTGTAATAATTTGCCTATTTCGCTCATTATATTATTTCCTTTTGAATTTTATGATTAATTATGATTGTATACCTGCAAGTTTCTTAAATCTGTCAGCAAGATCATTGCCTTCAGATAAAATCTTCTTGGAAGGTTTTGTTGATTTAATTGGTTTTGAAGCAATTCCTTCTGTAAGAGGGTTCTTTTGAGTTTTTGCTTTTTTAGGAGCAGATTCTTTTACATTAGTTGTTGCTTGAGTTCTAAAACTCTCACCAAGTGTTGCGTAAACGAGTTTTGCTTCACGAACATTCTTCGTAAGGTCAAAACTTTCTACGACTTTTAACTTTTGATCTTCATTTAATACGTGTGCCTTAAACAACTTATTTGTATAAAGCAATTTAGCATTAAGAAGATTTACTTCATTTAACTTACCTCGCAAAAATTTGTAAACTTTGCGGTATTCATCATTTTCTTTTTGAAGCTTTTCGTTTGTAGATTGAAGTTCTGCGATTTCTTCTGAAGATTCATCTTCATCAGATTCCAATTCAGCAGATTCGTCCTCAAGTTCTTTGAGAATTTCTTCCAAGTTGATTTCTTCATCGTCTTCTCCGATGTCACCACCTTGGTTGCATCCTTCTGCTTCGTTAGTTGGAAAAGCAAGTTCTTCATCAGACTCTGTTGCAGTTGGTTCATCAGATTCGTCACCTGCAGGTGCTTCTTCGTCAACGATTTCGATATCAATATCTTCATCGATGTCAGCAACTTTTGGCATTTCATCGTCTTCTTCACCTACTGGTGCAGATTGAACTTCGGTGTCATCGGGAAGATCTTCATCGTCACTATCAGCAACGTTGACGTGTTCTTCACCACCTGTACCTAATTCAGATGAGTCGGATTGTTCTTCCAATTCTTCTTCATCATCTTCGACTGCCATTTCATCTTCAAGTTCTTTGATGATGGAATCTAAGTCAAACGCATCTTCTTCAACGTGATCTTCGTCTTCCTCAGAATAGTCTCCTTCGACTTCTGGTTCAACTTCAACTTCGTCTTCAACAGGTGCTTCTTCAGCAGCTGGTTCTTCTTCAGCAGGTGCTTCTTCTTCGGCAGCCGGTTCTTCAACTGGTGCTTCGTCAGCGATTTCTACTTCATCGTCTTCAACTGCAACTTCCTCGTCCTCTTCGGAATAAGAACCTTCTTCAACTTCATCAGAAACTTCAACTTCTGATTCTTCGTCTTCTAATTCTTCTTCTCTGAGTTTCTTGGTAAGCATACTTTGCAAACGTGGTGCGAATGCTTCTTCAAGAGCAAGTCTTGCATTGGCAAGAGCTGTCTCACGAACTGCCTTCGCATCGGCAATAGCTTCTTTAAGTAATTTACTCATGGTTAATTATCCTTTATAGATTAGTTTGGTAAAGTCATTTTAATAGGACTTCAAATAATTAAAACCTTTAATTTTGGTTTTCAATAAAGTGAAAACATTTTGAAAGATAAATATATACTTATGTAAACAAATATTTAAAAATATACAAAAATATATAAAAAAAGGGAAGATTTTCTTCCCTTTTTTAGTTTTTTAAGTGTTTTTGTTGTAATATTTTACAAAACCTTACGATTTCCAAGCATTCTATCTAGTTTTTCTGCAAGTGTAATCTTAGACCAATTCTCACGAACCTTGTATGTTTTACCATCCACTTCAAACTCGCTGTCACCGTCTTCTTTTGCTTTAGTAACGGCTGATCCGAATGCGTTTCCTTCTTCAACATCATCTTCGTCTTCTTCGTGTTGGTCACATGACGATTCTTTAACTTGGTAAGTTTTTCCGTCTACTTCAAATTCAGAATCTCCGTCTTCTTTTGCTTTAGTAACGGCTGCTCCGAATGCGTTTCCTTCTTCGACATCGCTGTCGTCACCAATAAACTCGTCGTTATCCTCACCTTCTTCAATAACTTTTTCTTTCAATTGATATGTTTTTCCACCTACTTGAAATTCAGAATCTCCGTTTTCACGTGCAGCCTTTACTGCCGCTCCAAACGCATTACCTTCTTCAATTTTTTCTTCATCGGAATCATTATCGGATTCTTCTTGGTTTCCTTGCTTTTTTAGAATTGCTTTCTTTAATGGTTCTGGTAGTTTTTCTTGAGCAGCGGTTAAACCTTCTTCAACTGCTTCTTCTTCAGAATCATCTGACTCTTCTTGCTTTCCTTGTTTCTTAAGAATTGCTTTCTTTAATGGTTCTGGTAGTTTTTCTTGGGCAGCGGTTAAACCTTCTTCAACTGCGTCTTCTTCAGAATCATCTGACTCTCCTTGCTTTCCTTGTTTCTTAAGAATTGCTTTCTTTAATGGTTCTGGTAGTTTTTCTTGAGCAGCGGTTAAACCTTCAAACAAACCAAGTTCGTCTGCTACTTCTTGAATAATTTCTCTAAGTTCTGATTTTGTTATTTTCATTTTAAGTTTTATTCCTTATAAGAACATTTGGTGTCCTGATACTATTCTTTGCATATTTTCTAATGCGTTTCCTGTTTTAAATGATTTTTTTCCACATAATGCTTCTGTCTCTGCCACTTCAGAGGGAGACTCAATTTCATTTTTAAAAAATCTCTGTGAAAGTAATTTTGTTGCGTATTCTAGTTCCGTTTCTGATAGAGTTTTCTTTTCACATACTAAATTTGCTTGTTTCACAAGATACTCAAATAATTTAGCAAATTGGGTTTTATCGTACATCTTACCACCCACATTAGATTTAATTTTTTCAAATACCATGTCAGTTCTATCTTCACGAAAAGTTTTATCCGTACAGATAAACTCGACTAAGTTTTCAGAACTTTGTGCATCTACTTCTTTTAAAATTTGGTCATTCGTTCCACATATTCTAGAAAATTGCTCTCTTGTGGTCAGATTGGTTTCCATTAAGTCTCCATAAAATTCAGCATTTGGTTGGAATTCGTATGAAGTCATTTCACTAACGTAGTGACCTCCAAAATGAGAAGAAGATTCCATTGTATATGAAAGATTATTATCAACTGCATATTGATTCGCATCGACAATAGTTCCTTCACATACACACTCTCTATCTATTCCACTAAAACTTATTGTTTTCTTAACAAGTTTGCCGATTACATTTGGTGTAGTATCTACTTTTTCAAGTAGAACTTTTGTAATAAACTTTTTTAAGTTATCTCTGTTCATCTGATAATTCTCCTTTGATTTCAAAATATCTGTTTAAAATATTTCCCATATCTTCATATAAACTTTGCATTCTTTGCGTATAAACTTGTCGTTCACTTGCAGTTTTATAGAATTCTTTTGCTAAAGTTTTTATTTCTTTTAGATTCCTTTTAACACTAATACCATCAAACCAATCATCAGTTTCATTTAAAATATATTTAGATGCGTTTTCCACAATGTTACATATATCCTCTGCAACATCCATGTCTCTTGCCTCAAGTGCAATATATTTTTGATATTTCCCAAACTTAGAAATTTTCTCAGATGTTAATTTTTTTTGCTCACTTGACAATCCCTCATCGGCAAATCTACCGGTATCCGGGTTAAACTCATTTAATTGTTTTTGCTTTTCTTCACGAAGAACCTCAAGAATTACACTTTTTAGTAGTTTATTATCTGTAGCCATTACATATCTCCTACTTCATTGAGTATTTCGTGGATTATTCCTTCAAGTTTGCAGTAATCTGTACAAACACGCCCTTCTGTTACAACTTTATTATCATGTGTAACTGATTCGTTTAATTTAACTGGTTCTAAAAACGCACCTCTGGTGGATGGATTGCTAACGAAATCAAATGCGACCAATTCAAAGTCATCATTTACCATTGTCTTTCCTTCGTGTTCACGGGTTGTTCCCATTCCACGTGAACTTATTCCAAGTGTAATTCCACCCTTGAAAAGTTCTTTTAAAATATTACCAGCAGGAGTTCCAAGTATTTCTACATCACCCAAAAGATTATCACCGTCCCACCACATCTTTGTAACATTGTGACTTACATTTTGTAAATTGACTACACTACTCTCTGGGTGATCCAACTCTCCCAATGCTCGTCTGTCGTTTATCATTTCTTGATATTTACCTGCTTCACGTTCAAGCAAAGGTCGACTATAAACTCTTCCGTTTTGGTTTTGCTCAGTTGCTTTTTGCAGAATGCCTCTGACCAATAGTTTACCTGAATTTTTTTCTATGCTTTCACTTATTTGTTCAGGACTAAACTCAAAGGGCATTGTAGATACTATTAATTTTTTTGCCATACTAATAAATAAGTATATATGTATCTTAATTTAATTATTTTTTTTTAGAATTAAAGTTATTGCGTGGACATACGATAATCTTCTGTTAATGCAGTTTCTGTTTGATTGCTCAATTTAATAAATGTATTTACCACATCAGTTAGATCACCACATCCAAGATCAAAGTTATAGTTCTCGGAAACCATATAAAACGAATCATCATATTTTATGGTAAACTTTCTTTCATTCTTACTGATATGAAGCTCAGTTCCATCCCCTTCAATATTTTCAAACGAGTTCTCTGTTAATAAAATAGTTAAATGGTTTAGTTTATCATATATGTCATCGGTTGATTCATTTTTATTAGAATCAGTATCAGGTTTCTGTGTTTCAGTTCCATCTCTAGGACCACCTTCCCCTTTTTCTCCGTCAGGTGTTGGTTTTACTTTTTTGATCGTAGCATCGTGTGTATTTTTAATTTCTTCTTCGTCATCAATACCAAGTTCCATCATCGAAACACCTAATTTTGCTTTTTTTAAAAGATTTACAAGGTCTAACCAGTATTCCGTTGATAATTTTTTACCCTCACTTGACTTGTGTACTGATTTAATTGAATCACCAAGATGCTTCAAGGCAGATTTAAAATCATCCATACTTGGATCACTTTGAGAAGAATCCTCTGCTATCTCACAACGTCCACATCCGCAGTCACACATAATTTAACCTAATTTATTACCACACTCTGCAATTGTTTTTACTACATCAACGAGTGAGTTACTCAGAGATTGCTTTAATTCATTAACATCTCTAAATGAATTATTTTTTAGTTCAGATGTATCAAAACTAAATGAATATTCAAATTCATTTGTTTTAGAATTTTTGTTAACCCGTATAAAAGTTTTAATACCATTTGATTCAGATGATATTTCACACAAATTAGCATGGGGGGTCCAATTTTCACCAAGTTTTTTTGCAAGAGTTTTACCTGTATTTGAACTTGTTAATTTTATACTTGTTTTATTTTTCTTAATAAGTTTTGTTGCGTTTTCCTCAAACGGAATCATGTTGGTTGCAACATTATCTAATCTTTGACAATTTTTCATAACAATTACCTCATTTCATTTCTTTGATTTTCATAGATATTCGTTTTAATCTTTCTTCAAGTTTTAGTAGATATCTATTGGTTGTCTTCCACATACGGCCACTATTAATATTTGATTCGGTTTTAAAACGAGAAGAAACTTTCATTATCTTTTCAACCTCACTTAATAACTTATTGACCTCACGAACCGCAACTCCCATTTTCTGCTCAGGTGACAGATCAGGATGATCTCTAAATGTATGAAATAAACTTTTTCCTTCGTTCAACTTTACCGTATTTGTTTTTTTGTTTTCGGTTGATTTATAGTCAAATACTTCAGCAGTAGATTTAATTCCTTTTTTATGTTCCTCTTCATCATCGGAACTAAATGCGTGTGGAGTTTGATAACCTTCAATGTTACCGGTAGTATTTATTTCGTGGATTTCGGAATCCTCGTCTTGTAACTCACTTATAATTTTTTTTATTAAAGTTTTAAATTCACTTTTTTTCATCTGTGTGTCTCTTCAATTCTTTAATTAACTCATAACTAATAAGAATGGTTGATACCTGAGAATCTCTCACAACTTTACCCTCAGTTGTTTTATCAAGTTGAGAAATAACTTCTTTTAGTTTTATTTTAACTACATCATCATCAATTGAGTGTGAATATTTGTTAATTTTATTTTTTATCGAAGGAACTTGTTTGTTTATATACTCACGCAAACTATTTGTATTTGATATATTATTTATATAATTTTTAAGTAAAGTTTGTTGAGACTCGTCAAGTGAACTATATTTTTTATTAAAATTATCTACGAGTAACTTATATGCAATTAATCGCAAATCTTCATTTTGCTTTTCATAATCATTAACATCAACTACTTCGTTTTTTTCAGAAGTGCGTGAGCACAGACTTTTTAAGATGGTGTTTTTTGATTCATAAATTTCTTTCGGATCACAATAAACCAATGGATTGTGACTCTCAAATAACTTGTAAATACTTGCATATGTTTTATAGTTTCTTATCTTTGATCTAAATAAATCATTAATTGGATAAGACTCTTTAATATCTTTTACCAAATCATAACGAGCATCTATTAATTCTTTTTGAGTTAATTTTTTATGATTTTCAACAACCACCGACAACAAAGATTCTGCCTTTGAAGAATCACCTGTTGTTTCCTCGATCAATAGTTGATATAATCTTTGCTCTTTTCCCAATGCAGTATTCTCTGCAAAATGCTTTTTTAGTAACTTATTTGCAGCTGATGCTGTATTACCATCCAATACATCCGCCGTTATTTGTCTGACCAAAAGTTCGAACAAAATGCCTGTGTTTTTGTATTTACTGTGTTTTAGTTTTTTCACATCGATGTAGTGTCTTAATATATATATGACTATAAATATAAATATAAAATAGATTTTACCTAATTATTTTTCAATTAACTTATCTTCACCCAAAAAATTACTATCATCATCTTCGGAATTTTGTTCACTTTCTGTTAATAACTTTGCAATTTTTGTTTCACTTTTTTTGGAATTTTTCAAGAAAGAATCTAACTTTTGCAAATCTGCTTCAAGTTTTAGAGGACTATCACCCCAATCTCTTCCAGAATTCCGTCTTTCATCTGCACCCAGTCTATCACGACCCATTGGTTTATCATCCGGATGATCATATTTCTTTCCGTCATTCTTTCTTTTATTCTCGTCTTTTTCACGTTGATGTATTTTTTCTTGCTTTTCTTCGTCACTAAGTTTACCAAAACCCCAACCGTCATCTTCTTCTGCATCTGCTGAATTCTGAGTTGGGTCTGCTGGGTCATTTCCTTCATTTTGTATACTTTCTAGTCGGAAAAATTCTTTTGCATCGTCCACAAAGTTACTTCTAATTTCATTAACCTCGTCTTCTGCAAGACCAAATATTTTATCATATACCCAATCTTTTGAAAACATTTTTGCATCAACCATGTCACGTGCAGTAGATAATTTCTCTGACAATATTCTTACACGTTCTTCTTCAAAAATTGTAGAAGGATTGGTCAATTTTAAACTAAAATCAACTAATTTAGCATCTGTGTAACCTTGTGAGTAAAGATGAACTATTGCAATCTTTGTCAACTCACTTATTGTGATTCTCTGTAATCTCTCAATTGTTCTTGCAAATCTAATGTCTTCGGCAGCCAATGTTGCTTTACCAGTTATACCTTCTTCGTATCCTAAAAATGCTTTTGGGATTTTAAGTGCAGCCATCATCTTATTTTTAACATACTCAATATCTTCTGTTCCATCGTAGGTCATTGCACCTAAATTTTCAATACGAGTACCACTATCACCACCACGAACAGGCATAAAGAAGTCTTCAGTCATGTTCTGCAAATTAAACTTTAGATTATAGTCACCCGTTTTTTCGTCAACAAACGGAACTTTTTTCATCTTATTAATAACCTTTTGCATAAAGTTATCAACTTCGTTTGGTGGAATATTACCAATATCAATGTAAAACATTCTTTTTTCAGGTGCTCTCATTATTCTATGAATAAGCATAGCATCTTCCATAAGTTGAAGTTGCTTCCATGTTCTTCTAGCAGCCTCAACCATACTCTTTCCATAAGGAAGATAATTTGTATCTCCTAGCAATCTAAAGTGTGCTATTTCATAGTTTTCGTAGTTTGCACGATATTGACCCTCTTGCTTGAACATTACTAATTGTGGATTATCAGGATCCATATCTTCAATTCGTGTCATTTCATATGTTGAAACAGGTTTGACATTTAACACACCATACTCAGGTTCAATTTCAAGATGAAGATAAAAATCTCCGTATTTACACATATTACGAATCCATCCCCATAAATTAAACTCTACATTTAATATGTCGTAAAATAAATTTTCAAGGATACCCTTAACATTTGAATCACTACATGATATTTTTAGTATTTCACCAAACTCACTTCGTGTAGTAGATTCGTCTGCATAAATATCCAATGCACTTGAAATAATTGGATCAGTATCCATTACTTCGTAGTCACTAAATAGTTCAAGTCGTGCAGCCTGAAATCCAACGTTATTAAATCCGTTAGCATAATCACTATACAAAGTATGCATACGATCATACTTGTCCCTTGTTCTTTTTGAATATTGCAGATTATCTGTATCTGCTACTTTTAGTTTCTTCCCACCAACATTTCGCACAACAACTCCACTTGAAAAAAGTCGTTTTAAAGCACCGAATAATTTGTTTTGTTTTGGATCTGCCATTATGTAACCTTATAAATGATAAATTCTATTAAATATATACATATATGTCAATCTAATATATATTAATTTAAATCACTGGCCGCACCGATGATGTCTCCTCCATCAAATCCTTGAAAAGGACCTAATGGATTTCGTTCTCGTTTTAAAGTATCAATATTTTTCTCACCGGAATACAATACATATTCTACGGTGTCATCTACAATTAATATCAAAACACTTATTTTCCAACCAGTTGTATGTACATTTTTTCTAAAGTTTAATATATCTAAAATGACACTTCCTTCCCGTTGATTTTTAATTCTTTCTAAGTTAATTTCGTATGCAAGTCCGTCTTCACGTGCAGCCAGCATTTTAAGAACACCGGCAGGTAACTCAATCTTATTAAATAATGTATATCTAGACGGACTATCTAATTTAAATTTACTCATGACATCAAGATAAGTTAGTCGTTTTACATTTGGAATAGTTTCTAAGTCTAATCCCATTTTAACTAAGTCAGAATAGTTTGTTTCACCGAGAACTATTTTTTCAACCACACCTTCAACTTGAGTGTATGTCTCAAATGATGATTCAGTATATACACCCTGTGTTGGTAATAGTGATTGCGTTGCACAACCTCCGGTAAAAAATAATAAGCATATTATTACGAGTATATTTTGCGTTATCTTCATTTGTTTTCTCCGTTTTGTTATTTAAGTAACCAATCTAAACTTTCACTTCCTCCGTGGGGATTTTTCATTTCATATGGATTAGACTTTAAACCAGAATTTAAAAATGCTTGTCCTGCATCCATATTTGTCGTACTGCCCATATAGTCAAATAAACTTTTTTGAGTTTCAATATTCTCTGATCTAAATCTTAGAGCAGTATCACGAACCCACAGAGCAATACACAAACTTATTACCAAATCGTCATTATATCCTTGCATTGCCTCTGCACGTTGACCATTCCAAACAAATGTGAATAATTCTTCAATAGTTCTTTCTGATACAAGTTCAAGTTCTTTTTCACGGACATATGTTTCCATTTTACTAATGATAAGTGGACGTGTTTTCATCGATGTAGTGAAACCAGGAACCTGCTTCTTTTCCATTCTGTTCAATTTGTTTGTATGTTGAGTAAATTCGTCTATATATTGGTAATCTCTTTGTGTGTAATAAAGATTATTATATCCTTTATCTATTATTTGTTGCAACACAGCCCACCCAATATTTGCATTTTCTACCACCAACAATGCTCCATTAAATTCACTTGCTACTGCAACAAGTAAATTGCCGAAATCTTTTGTTTCTATTTCTCCTTTAAATTCAGCCACCTGTCTTACGTTTTCTACATCAAATACATGAAATGCACTTTTATCCTTTCCGTCTCCTCTTGCAACATCAGCAGCCACAACATAATCTTTGTTATGATTTGGATATTCCCATATCCAATATTCTTTGTTTGCACCTCGTTTTTCAACAGGTTCCTTCATCATTGTGGATTTGTACCATTCAATTAAACTAGCATCCACAACCGAACGACCACTACTGATAAAGTCACAATCACACTCTTGGGCTGCGTCTTTTTCACCAAGAACTTTGGTTTGTAGGTCTCTCCACTTTTGATCACGATCAGGATGCAATGACCAATGCAAATTAATTGGATTAAAGTCATTTGATCCATCCATAGTACCAACCCAAGTTTTGTGGAAAAAGTTACCGATACCATTCGGAGTTGATAACAGAATAGAACGACCACCAGTTGTAATTGTAGATTGTGACGCAGTCCATATATCTTCCATGTTTGTAATAAACGCACACTCGTCCACGATAAGTAAACTCAATGATGACGAACGAGAAGCATCTACACTACTTGAGGCTGCACGAATATTACTTCCGTTTTTAAAACGCATACTAAGTTTGTTTTTTTCTGTACACTCACTTCGCAACCAACTCGGTAGATGTTCAGACATATGAGTTACTTTTGTAACAATGTTTTTTGCAGTTTCTTGATTGATAGCAATACAAAGAATACTTTTATCTGTAAAAAAGGTCATCAACCACAATGCGTATCCTGATACAAGGGTGGATATTCCCATTTGTCTTGCTTTTAAAACAATATTAAATTGTTCGTCACGAAAACTTTCAAGAGTTTTTGCCTGAAAGTCATACAGTGCAAATGGAATCGTACCCAAAGTTGGGTGCTGAATCTTGCAGTATTTTTTCATGAAGTATGACGGTGATTTTAAACACTCCGTATACTCCTGTTTTATTATTTCCCTTAATGGAACTTTTTGATTACCTGCCATTAAGAATAAATATATATGTATTTAATTTTCTATAATATAAAAAAGTTTCAAGGATACCTTGAAACTTTTAAAAAGTCATATCCACATATTCTTCTAAATTCTCTTCAACTTCTTTTAAACGATTTTCAAGTTCTTCTAAATCTTTTTCCAAATCACCCATAACTTGCTGTTTATTTGGAAGATTCCACTGCTCAAGTGAACCATCTTCATTTAAAAACTCGGGATCGTTTGTAATATGCTCTTTTGATTCCACCAATTTTGTTTTGGTGTCTAACAGAAAACTAAGTTCATTTTCAAGCATAGTCTTTTTTTCATATGCTTCGTACTTACCTTCATCCTTTAGTTTTTGTTCGTATTCTTGAACACAATCAAAACACATACCTTTCATAGCAAGCATTCTTTTGTCTAGGTTTTTAGTTGGATCAACCGTACACATTTTCTTAGGACAATTCGGTGCTTCTCTTAAAGACTTTCGGACCTTATCCATTAAAGTTTCTGTTCTAACCTTTGAATTAGAACCAACTTGTTTCCATTCTTTTCCATCTTTATCTGTCCAAACTTCACCTGGTTGTCGGATTACAAGTTCATCAACCTCTCCCTCATATCCATGTACTTTGGGAAGTTCTTCACCTTGAAACAATTTACGTGATCTTTTTATCACATACTTCAAGTCATCTTTATCCATTTTTGCCATAACCTATTATTATTCCATATTTTTTGTTTTTTGTCAAATACTATGATAGTATTTCTAATTTTTTAATACACTCATTTAAAAAAACATTTATTAAAAAGTTCTCGTATTGAGTTCTATATTTATTCCGTTGAGTATCTGTTAAGTCGTATTGCATAAAATATAATTTCTCACAACACTCATTTTCCTTTCTAAATCTGTCGTGTATTCCTTGTATTATTTTTTTTAAAGGAGCATGATCCTCCCCATAACCATATAAAAAGACGATAGACAAACACAAGTTTTTTTCTTCTTCTTTTATACTATCAACAAATTCTTTATCAAGATATGTAATTTGCTGGGGTAATATTGCACGGTGCGAAGTTCTAAATCGTTTTGCAACTTCGTTTATATATTTTTCTAATTCGTTTGCCTTTAGATAAATGTTTCCATTTAACTTAATCATATTTACCTCGTTTAAAGTCTTTTCTGTCATATGCTTTTTTGTTTTTCATAGGAATACTTTTTGGCATAGTTGGTTTACGAACTTTTTTATATGCGTCCATCTTGGTTAATAACTTTTGCTTTTTTGATTCAGACAACTTTTGTATTTTGTGGACAAGCATTTTAATATATTCTTTTTTGCTACCACGACCTTTAAAATATGGACTTTTATCACTTAGCATTTTAGCAACATCAAGTATTGCTTTCAAATCTTTTAAATTTTCTTGGTTTTCTTTACTTTCATTCGTTGGAACTTTTTCAGGTAAGTCATCGTGATCTGTTTTTGCCATTTTCTTTGTATCCTTTTTTGTCATTCCGGTTGCTATCTTTTTAATCTTAGAATATAAACCATCATCTACATCAGACTTTTTTAATTCACCTTTGTTATATGCATGAACCATTCCAAATAATCTTTGTTGGGATTTTGACACAGATTTTTCATTAATTGGTCCGTCTATTTTCGTAAACTCTACATAGAACTTACCAGTTTCAGATGATTCAAATGGTTTCCCACCAACATTCTTACAATGTTTTTTTGCGGCTTCTCTTGTTTTAAAGATATATGGTTTTAGTTTTCCACCTTCATAATGTGCAGACACTTCTGGTTGCGATCCATTTACTTTTAAAGTCAACACTCCGTGTTTATTTTCTTGCATCGTATTTGAATTTGCTCTGACTCGTTTGAGTCGTTCTTTTTCCTTTGCTTTTATTTTTGGTAACATCTTTCTTGCGACCTTTGCAATTATTGCTGGTTTTAGTTTATTATCAATTGTTTGTTTTTGGGTAATGCTTAAATCTGAATACGACTTCCCACCTGTAATTTTTTTTACAAGAACATTCTTGGCAGCCTTTTGTGCAGATGCTTTTAACTTCTCAGGTGTTTTCATTCGTTTTGCCAATAACTTTTTTTTAAGCAAACGTTTTTTTGCAGTTCGTTTGGCTGCTCTGGCCAGTTTTCTTCTAGCTGCAATCGAGAGTTTTTTCTCTTCCATGATTAAAACCTCATTATACCCATAATTTGATTTATAGGAGCAAATGTACCTGTGAGTTTATATGTTCCACCTTTGTATTGAAATACTACACCTTCTGTTGGTGCAATTGCACTGCTTCCACCAATAGAATTAAGACGAGCAAGATTCTTATTTAGTTTCTCCATGTCTTTCTTAAACTTATCAGGTGATTCCACCGAACTTATCTTCTTGCCTTCAAGTGTTTTAACGTGAGAATCAAGTGCTTTTGCAATATCATCACTTCCACCAGCCGCAACAAACCCTTTTACATTCTTTAATACTTCTGCACCCAATTTCAAAAAGATGAATTGAAACGGCCACATATTTTCTTCAAACTGTTTTGTAATATCTTCTTTTTCAAACTTGGTAACCCAAGCAAGTAGTTTTGGATGATCAGATAATTCTTTTTTAATTGTAGTGATTTTGTTAGACTTATCATTATATGCCCAACGACCAATGAGTGCTTCGTATACATTCGAGGGAAATATCTCTTTATTTTTTGTTTGTTGTTTATCAAGCAAGTTTCTCCACCAAGAATCGTGATACTTCATTACTTTATCGTTATCTTTTAATCTAAATTTGCTTTTAAGTTTATCTATTTTAGCAGAATACTTTGCATATGAATCTCCAAATGTTTTACTTTTAGGAAGTTCCACCACAATCGGTGCGTTCAATGAATATCGTTTTTGAACATCTGCGTTTATTTGTTTCAACATACCTTTAAGCATTCTTGCAGAGTCTTTAAGTTCACCTGTTATATCGTTTCCCTCGGAATCTTCTGATACTGCTTTTCCTGCGGAATCATATGCCTGTGTTCCGTGGAATACTAACATATCTACATTCTGAGGAATAACATTTTGTGTTGCAGGTGTCATTACCTCTATATTCATAAAACGTTCACCTTCACGAAATACTTTATTCTTTTGTGCATCTGTAAGACCAGATATAGCAGTTTCTAAATCTTCAACTGCACCTACAAATGCGTCACGAATATTATCAGGACGATCAGCAAATATACTTGAAAATTCTTTTACATTAGGTGCGGCTGCTCCTGCGTTTTTTAAATGCCCTTGATTTCTTGCAGCCACTAATTCACCATCTTTCCAAGAAAACATTAAATTTTGTCCATCGAGTTTTTCGGTAACTTCTTTTTCAACATTTAATTCTCCTGCAAGTGACCTACGAATCATTTCTTTTAAATCTCCGAATGTTAACTCACGATCATCAAAAGGATGACTCATATGTCCAGCTGCACCTCCTTCTGTGATAATTTTACTTTCTTTGATTGCCTGACCTTCGACTCCTTTATCTATTTTGTCTTCGTTTTCTTCATCTTCTACATCAAGTGTATTTCCATCTACATTTTCTTCTCCTGACCTATCTACTTTTCGTATAGATGCTTCTGAACCTATAAAGTCTACTAATTTATATCCAGAAGTTTGAGCAACAGAATCTATTACCTCAACCCATTGTTCGTGTGCTGATTTTGATTTTTCTATCGAAATTTGATTATTTGCAGTTATTTCGTCTGTTACACCTGCAGGATAAAAAGATACTGCCGGTACGGGTCCTGCGTATTCTTTCCACATTCTATAATCTGCATTTCTACTTACTCCGTTTTTACCCACTACATAATCTAAAAGATCATAACCAAGTTGCTGAACTCTTTCCTCACTTTCAGTTTCGTAAACTTTGTTTGGGAAAAAAGAACCAGGACCGTCATCAACCAACAGAATACCCGATGCGGCTATTGTGCTTACTTCATTCAGTACAATTGAAATTGATTTTGTAAAGTTTGGATAGTTCTGCAAAAAACTTTCAAATAACTCTTCATTTTCAAATAATGTACTAAACTTCTTGGTAAGATACTTAAATATCTTTTCATCATACCAACCAAACAATTCTTCAAATGCTTGAATCTTTGTCGTTTTGTCGTGGTTAGGACTTCCCAATAAGTCACGAATACGAGTACCACTAACTTCTTTTCCTAAAACCTTAATGCTTACGTGTGGTGCTACAATAAAATATCCATGTTCACCGTATGGTTTCAAATCATTTTTATTTTTTTCATACGATTGATAATACGCAGGAGAGCCATCTGCTTTGGTTGTTTTTAATCTACCCGCATCTTTTTCTCCAAAAATATAAACGACTGCCGTTGTATTTGGATCATACTTCTTTAAAATTTCTTCACACACATATGGATTTTTTACTTTAGTAACATTCCGAACTCCATGCTTTGTCCATACCATTTTCTTTTCCTTGAAATTCAAGGGACTTTTTGTGGCATCCGTTTTGTCACTAGTTGCTACATATGCTTTATCAAACTTACCATCCAACCATTTGTATGTTTTATAGTGATGCACTCCTGCTGGTTGAAATCTACCAGGATATATTCCAATAACTTTTCGTATTGAATTTTCTTGCAATACATCGTTTACAACATACTCAGTTAAATTTTGAGTAAGCAATTCTCTTAGTTCAGTTTTCACTTTTTTAATATTTCAGAAAGAACTGTACGAATTTGTTTTCTAATTTTTTGCTCATACACTCGTTTTTCAACAAACTTCTTGAATTCAATTTTAGACAGTGGAGCAAGTTCGTCTGCCATATCATCAAATCCTTTTCTTTTAAGAAATGCTATGACTTTGTCTTTTGCTTTTAATATACTGGAATGCATATCTGACATAAAATCAATTGCTTGTTTATATTCTTTACTTGTTATTTTAATTTCATTCATAGTTTTGTCCTCGTACATTGACATATAAAAATCTTCATCCTGTGCAGCTGCCTGAAAATCACGGTACGCTTGTTCTGCTTCTTTTCCGACTAAAATCACTTTTCCTTTTGGATAATAAAGTATCTCATCACCTTTCTTAAACTTGACACCACCTTTTCGCAATCTGCGTTGGACAGGTAATCTTTGTTCACCAGAAACTCCATCGTATTTTGACTTCATCCAAAATGGATCATCTTTGTATCTTTTGTATTCTTTTATATTCATGATCAGTCCTCAAAATATTCAATAATTTTTCCTGTTTTAATGTGTTGTTTGCAGGCCTTTTTTTTGTCACGATGCAAATGAGGTGCTTTATCAAGGTACTCAGGTGTGCAATGAAATATATATCCATCAACTATTGGACCAAGATCGGTTTCACCCTCACTATAAATTCCAATGAACTTAAAATCATCTTTTTCATTTTTTAAAAGTTTCATTGCTAATTGTTTTGCCCAGTTTTCATTTCCACTTTTTGTTGAAGAAAAACTATAACGTGCATGATTTGGAGCCATTTCAATTCTCCAAGTCTCACCCAACTTATCTTCAAGTATCAATTCATCTAATATTTCGTCAAAGATCATTTTTCTCCCTTGAACTTTAATGTTCTAATTTGGTGGAAATATTTGTTAAGTTGGTTTCTATCCAACTCTAAACTTTCTACCAGTCTTGATATAATTGCAAGATTCCGTCTTTCATTTAATTTAAATTTTTTAATTACAAATATAGAACGAGTTAAATGTCTTTCCAAATCCATAGGTAGAACTACATCTTCCATTGAAACCATATCGAGTTCTTCGTTCATACGATTTCGTGTATCACCACTCTTACTCATTTTATCGTGTTTCATCATCAAAGTAATCCATTGTTTACCAATAGGATTGCGAATTGGTTTTCCGATAAATCTTGCAGTTGCTTTTAATATAAAAGGAGCAAGATTAAGTTTTCCTGGTTTTGTTTTGCTTCTTAAATCTTCTGAGTTATCAATGATCGTGAAATTCTGCTTGAATGAACTTTGGAATTTCCCCATATTCTTTTGAACATCTTTCCATATAACATCCACAATTTTACGTGGAAGTTTTCTTGCACGAAACGCATTTCTTTGTTGTGCAACTTCAAGTGTTGTATTAACAAATACCATATAACAATCATATCCAAGTTTTTCCAACTCTTTCTTTTGTTTTGATATCTTAGCATAATCATCACCAGTTCCATCAATAATTACACCCAACCTACCATCCTTGTAATTTTCGTATTGTTTAAGCATAATGTTTTTAGCACGTGACCTAACTGAATTTGGATCGTCACTTGTTATTTTTTGAAAAACTTCATCATCCAACGAACCCAAATCTAAACTATGACCTGCTTTTTTTAATAAATACTCAAAGGAACTATCACTATTTACGATTTTTAATCCAGATGATGTCAATGACTTTGCTTCAGGTGTCGTATTAAAAACAGTATCCACGACAGCTGATTTACCAGAACCAGGACCTCCTGCTAAAAATACTGCTTTAAGAATACCAGGATCGTATACTCCCTCAACGAGTGTAAAATATCCTTTGCGAAGACCAGCCTTGATAAGACTTTCTTCTTGGACTTCTTGGTTTTCTTTGGAATTACTCATAAATACATTTCAGGTACATAATAAATATATATCTAAATATGTTTTATGCTCCGTAATTTATCTTACTAAATGAACCTTCTTTTTGAATTTCAATAATTTCGTCCACCATATCTCTCATTACGTCTAAATGACTAATAACCATGATGAACTCAAACTGCCCCTTTAAATAGGTAAACAGATTAAATACACTACTTATGTTGTCTCCGTCCAACGAACCCCACCCTTCGTCAATAACAAGGAAATTAGAACGTGGTAAACTACTTACATTGATAAGTGCTACCCGCATTGCGATACTGCTTATGAATCGTTCCATACCACTACACATTTCTAATGGCCAATGACGATCCTCGTAAGTAATCTTTGAGTAAATATGTTTTCCATCCATTTCAAGATTCATACCGAAATCAACGATTTGAGAAAGTATATTATTTACTTCACTTTCTATACTTGGAATAGTTTTAGAAATAAGTTCATATGATATACCGTCTCGTTTTACAGAATCAAGATAAAGTTCATATCCTCGTTTTTTTCTTTCGTAGCTTTTTGCTTCTTCTATTGACGCAAGAATATCTTCATGTTCTTTTTCAACAATTTTTACTTCACCAAAAAGAGTTTGAAGTTTTTCACTTTCTTCATTTGCTATGTTGTTTACAGATAATAACTTATCTTGAAGATCATCTACTTCTACTTGTAGTTTTTTATTAAATTCAATTATGTCCTTACACTCATGATACGAATCAATGTTCTTGTTATTAATTATTATATCTTTTTCAAGTGACTCTATCATACTCGATAGAGCAAGAACTTTTGAATCTGCTTCGTTTATTTCAAATGAAGTTTGTGTCATAGTGTTACTTAAATCTTTTAATTCTTCATATTCACTCTCTACATTCTGAAATTCACTTAATTGCTCTGTGTATATTGCTTTTTGTTTTACGAGTTCGTCTGCGGCTGCTTTGTCTTTATCAAGTTCTTGCTTAGTTTGCTCTGCACTTTCAATTAAGTTTTTAGAATTGTTTACACAATATGAACACTTCGGATCATATTCGTGATCATCATAATGTTTTAATTTATCAAGTTTTGCATTAACCGAAGTTCTTAAAACTGCTAAGTCTTTCTCAACAACCACAACCTCTTCTCTTATTTTAAGAACCTCTACATAATTTTCTTCTACACCAGATAACTCAGAAATTCTTTTTGATAAGTCTCCTCGTTTATTTACAAGTTCTTTTTTTCGTGCAGACTCTACATCTCTTTGTTCTTCCGCAACTATAAGTCTATCTTCTAAGTTCTTTTTATTAAATTCTAAATTATCTATGTCAGAACTATCTTCATTAAACGAACAATTCTTAAATTTTGAACTTTTATCTGAAAGAATTTTGTTTATGCGTTTTTGCTCTAGTAGTGCAACATTAGTTTTACTTTCCTGTTCTGAATATTGTTCAGATATACTGCTTAGTTTTTCGTTTACCTCTACCAATGTTTCATCGAAATTTTCACGATTAAATCTTTTTAATAAAGCATTTATTTCTTTTATATCTTCAGATGCTGTTGAGTGTAATTGATCAAATATATCAATTCCCATAAATTGAGCAAGTAAGTCTTTTCTTTCACTCTGACTTTTATCTATAAAAATGGCATTGTTATTTTGTAAACTCAAAGTAGTTAATACAAAGTCATCATAAGAACCCACATGATCACGAATAATTGCATTTGTTCCTGCACGTTGCTCTCCGTTTAAAGAAACGGTCTGACCATCTTCGTCTTGTTTCCAAAAATCTACAACAACGGTAACATCTCCATTCTTTTTTGTGGATGCAGTTCTATCTATGAAGTAGTTTACTCCTGATATTTCAAAATTTAATTTACAATAAAAAGATTCTGTTTGTGTGTTTAGTACATGGGCTGCTTTGAATGCACGATCACATTTGTCAAATAAACAAAAACTCAATGCACTCATTACACTACTTTTACCACTTGCGTTAGATGCAAACAATCCCATAACACTTTTCATATTTGAAAAGTCAATTACATTTCCATCTCCGTAACTAAACATATTTCCAAACTCAAACTTCTTTGGTTTCCAAATACAATTTTTGAGTATCTCTTTAATTACCAACTTTTCATTTACTTCTTTGTTAATATCAAGAGCAGTTTTTATTTGCTCTTCATCAACCACAAAATTACGAGTTAGATAATCTTCAATTAAATCATTTTGAATCTGTACAAGTGATATATCACCGAAATCAAATTTGTTGTCTCGATCAAATTTTTTTGCTTCGGAAATTGCATCGCATCGTGTAACATTTAAATCTGTTATACTCGTTTGCTTTCGTATTTCTGCAATAATCTCCTTTGTCTCGGTTGCAGTTGTATTATACACCTTTACACGCAATCTTGCTTTGTTTGGTAGTTTAGATAAATCACTAACACACTTTCCATCACGAACCGTAACCGTATAATAACCATATTCGTTATGTACATTATATTGTTGGTGTGTTCTATTTTCCAAATCCCATAAAACATAACCATGTCCAGATGGCAACTCTCCGTGGTTTTGTTGTATCATACTACCCGAATAAACCACAACCGGTTTTTCGGGATTATGTCTTGTTACTTTTATGTATGTTTCTTTATCTTCCATTCGTTACAATTTCTAAAATTTCTTCCCCTACCTCGTAATCAGTAAGATATGGATTGAGATGCACATGACCTTTATTTGGAAAATACACATTAGGTCCTAAAAACGGAGTTCTTTTTTCTAAGTTAGAAAAATCTCTTCCTTGCTTTAACCAATTAATTCCCTTGGGACCGAACATCTGATGAATGTAATCAGTTGTAATAATAGTTTTTGTCCCGATTGCCGATGACATATTTGTAATACACCCTTCAGCACCAATTACATAGTCGCAATTTTTAATTAAACTTGCAGTAAAAGAAAATTTATTTGTAGAGTTTATCTCGGGATAGTGCTTGGAAATTTTTTCCTCTATACCAAGTGCAAGCAACAAAACATCTGAGTTAACCTCTAGTGGATTTATTATATCATAAATATTTCGTTTGCCACTTCCATATCCTGATCCATCTTCCGCACCTTCTGCTTTTTCATATTCATCTTCTGTAAACAAATAACTTTTTCGTTCCCAATCTACTTGGTATCCTACTAAAATTACATCATCTTCTAATTCATTTATATTTTTTAATTCTTGAATACTTTTCTTTATAGAATAATCAAGATGTGGGTTTGTATAAATTTCAAAGGTATCGTCGAAGTTTTTAATATTGCACAACCTTTGAAGTTGAGAAACGGCCGATATATATGGATCAATTACAAAATCCGTATCAATTAGATTGTAAACTACATCATATTGGATATCAGCAGATTCCTTGTAAAACACCCCATCAATATATGGATTGGCCATCATCAACTCAATTGGTTGTAAAAAAGAAATGTCATAATGAACTACGCAGTTTGGGTTTTCTTCTTTCAGTTTTTTTGCAACACTACTCGCAAACAAAGTATCACCGATTTGTATGTTTCTACATCTTATGAGTATATTAGTCATCACTAACGCACCAGCCTTCTAGTTTATATTCATCTATCTTACTCTCAGGGATAAATCTATGCTCAGTTTGATACTCTTGTAAAACTTGATACTTGTGTATATCCCCAAGCATAACAATATCATATCCATTAAACATAGGTAGATTAATATCACCACCCATAACTACATATCCTATATCAGTTCTACTTCTTTTTACCGCACCGTGATATACTGCAATCTTGGTTTTAATAGAATCATCTTTTATATCAGAACCTTTGATATATTCAACAGGATCTTCAAATATCCCAAAAACTCCAATAGCAACATCACCTAATTTATATACACCAGTATCTTTTAAATAAAACAAATTGTCATCGTCCATCATATCAAGTATAGGTGATAGCACATCAAGACGATCAGGATTATTCAAATTGCAATCGTGATTTCCTGCAATTACAATTGTTGGGTGAAGTTTAGAACACTCTCTTAAAAATGAAGATATTTGATGAATCAACTCTGGACTCATTTCTGTTTTGGCATGAGCAATGTCTCCACCGATAAAAATAATTGCGTTATCAAGATTATCTTCTTTTACTTGTTTGTAAAAGTTTTCAAATACCAATGAATATTCGTTGTGTCTTTTTACGTTTCTTATATGAATGTCTGCGAGATGATATACTTTTTCAACATTCTTTAAATTTGTTTTTAGTTCATGCATAACTTTTGCTTCATCAATTCACTAAAATCAAGAAGTTCTGCATTTCTAATTTTATGAATTATTTTATTAAACCCAATGTCCGCCGCATCGTCATTTCCCATTTTTACTAATTTGACACGAACATTCTCGTTCATCATTGTTTCGGAAATTTGTAATGCGTTTTTAAATGCATCGTTATCAAGAACAATACATATTTCAGAAACTCCATGTTCAACTAATTTTGTTTTTAGTTTACTTGGAATATTCTTCCCCAATAGTGGAATTGCGTTTCGACGAATTGCCATAGCATCAAATACACCTTCACAAAAAATAAGTGGTTCGGAGAAATCAATTTGATTCTCAAACACCACAACATCTTTACTGACCGGTGGGTTTTTGTATCGTAAATACGCAGTTCCTGTAAAATCTCTTGCTATAAAATAATTTAAATTATTGTCGCAATCATATGATGGTACTATGATTCTATTCGCATAATCACCACTTTCACAATATCCAATATTATATCTTTCTATATCATAAGAAAATATGTTTCTTTGTCTTAGATAATTAAACGCAGCCTTTGATGCTCTTGTTTTTTCGGTGTCATACTGCAATGATGTAAATTCATAAGGAAGGTGAACTTTTAACTCTTCTTCTTCGGTTTGTTGTGTGCTTTTTGGTATCTTTACGATTCTAGATAATTCCGTAAGATATTGTGGAGCAACATTCATCTTTTTGAATAAACCATAAATTGATCTACCTTTTGCATTTGTATCAATCCAACTTTGCCAACGTTGCGTAGATAAATTAATAGCAAGTTTAGGTTTTCTATGATGTGAAAATGGACACATGAACATAGCCTCGTCTTTAGAGACGATTTTTCCAGTTCCTAATACTTTTTGTAGAAGATTGAGAAGTTTTTGTTCAGAGATGCCCACTATTTCAAAGAATACCAATGATACAAAGATGCGACTACAGCATCAAGCATATCGTAGTTTTTTTTATCATAATTATTCTTAGAATTATAGTGAATAAAGTCGGATAAATCAAGCATATTTTCAAGGTTGCACTTTACAAATGTTTTACTATCTAATCCTTTTTCTCTGCTTTTTCCAAATACCCCTTTACGCATTGTAGATACATTTATGTGTTGTACTTCTAAATTATACAATTCTTCTACAACATAACTTATTATGGCATTACACTTTGCTAATTTTACAATAGTCTGTTGACTCGTTCTTCCCCCACCAAATCCACTAAGTGAATCTTCCACAATAACAACAAAAGGTTGCAGTTGAATTTTTTTCAATTCGTCTGCAACCTTGTGTGCTTTGTTTCTTATGGAGATTTCTTTATGAACAGAAATATATCCTGCTTGAATTATTTTCTGTTCAGAAGATGAATAACAATAACCTATTGTAGTTGAACTAATGTCTAGTCCAAGAGATACTTTTATATCTTGCATAAACTATGTTATGACAAAATATAAGAAAAATCAATATTATTTATCGTGAACTTGAACCACCGACGTTGGAACGAGCTCTACCAGCAGTAGAACTTCCGTTATTATCACGTTGAGTTCCGGTAAATCCTTTGATGTAGTTTATATATGGATCATCTGCTGAATTAATTTTGCTATCACGATAGAAACTTTGATCAGCTGCGTCACCTGGATTACCATGGCCATAGTCAGATACCTTGTTACCTGCACTCTTTTTTGTGGTAAATCCTTTAATTTTTACTGATCCGGTTGCATTTGCGTTTGAAACTACACTTCCTGCTTCACCGAACGGGTTTGTTGCGACACTACTTCCGTAACCAAAAAAGTTTGCTCCCTCTCCTTCGGGTCCTTTTGTTTGGTCATCAATTCCAGGTGCTCCTTTTCCAGAAGGACTTGGTGCTGATTGACGATACATTGTATCATAATTTTGAAGACGGTCTTCTAAACTAAGTTTGTTTGAAGCACGGTCTGCTTGTGTTTTAAATTCTCTAAAACCGGTTGGTGGTGGTGTTGTAATCATAATTTAATCTCCAATTTAAGTTTGTATGTTAATAAATATTAAAAAAAAACTCTAAGAGTCGTATTTTATCAAAAAATTTATAGGATAGTTTGGAACTATCTTAATAGGTGAACCAAGTTTTGCAGTCATTACCAAGTCAGGACCATCATATAAACCAATAGTAGTAGCAAATGGTGCAAGATAACTACCTGTTGTATCAGTTTTATCATTTTCATCATAATCTAAGAAATCCTGCATAATTCGTCTACCTCTATCTTTTCCCGTCTTTATATCCAAATACTGAATAATTTGGAATGGTTTGTATCGTGTTATAGCATCATCAATTGGATTAATTAAGCCGTCAACTAATGAAGTTCCTTTGCGACCTACAAAGTACCTAGCAAGAAGTTTTGCGTCATTGGCAGTAACTGCACCGTCACCGTCAATATCTAATCCATCTGCACCCATATTAAAAATAGTATCTATTCGTTCAAGTATCTTTAACTCTTCTTCTGGATTTAATACATTATCTTTTGTAATATTCATAAGTGTATTCATTAAGATGACATCTTCCGACTCACTTAACAATACATCCTCATTTGGCCACTTTTTATCTTGTTCAAGCACCAAAGAATCTCGTACTTCTTCGTCATCACTTGATTCTACTACTATTTTTCTAAATGTACCCATTATGTATCTATAAATGTAAGATACATCTAGTATTGTAAATTTCTTATCACCTGTTACATCAAAAGGAATATCAGAATATGTCACGGATGTCGGATTTGTACTAATATTAAATTCGTTTGGATTTACTTTACACAATATTTCATTCTCATAAATTGAATTTACTCCGTCAAATAAAATTTCGAATCCTCTGCGACCACCCCGTGTAAGCATTTCTTTAAAATAATTTCCAAGTTCCGTTATTACTGCAATTCCATTTTTGTAGAAAATGTTTCCAACATGGATTTTAACATTATCTCTTATTGTTCTAATATCGTAACTAATTATTTTTCCCTCTACGAATATATCTTGCTTTTCTAAGTTACCCCAAACGATATCACCGGATGAAGTAAATACATGAGAACAACCATCAAATGAAACAATAGATTCTTCACCAAATCCCTCAATCGAGTCGATTGGCCAATCACCAACAATAGGTTCACCTACGAATATAAAATCAGAACTTAGTGCAACAGATGTACCATAACTTCCCATCACTCCATTTTTTTGCTTAATTGTTTTTATGTTTTTTATTTTTTCAAGAGTATTCTTATTTGTTATTTTGCAATAGATTGCAGTTCCTTGAATACTATTTCTGTGGATATAATATATAAATTCAACCTCTTCATCTGGGTCGAATCTATGACCCAATACTTTTAAATAGAAAATTACATAGTCTCCATCATATTCAGTTTTATCACGATATATACCACGGGTAAATGTTCCATGATCTCCATCGACCAAACTTTCTTCGTCGGAAAGAAAAGATGCTTTGATTTCAAAATCATCAAGTGATTCCATTGACAATGCGTCAATTGAAGCAACATTTATTTTAAGTTTCAAATCTACAAAATCGTCACCAATAAATTCATGCTCAAACTTAGTAAACATAGACTCACCTACAATAAAAGAAGTTTCTTCGTTGTTTTCAGCACCATGTGAAAAATCTGGTATGACAAAACTTTTTCCATTATTAATTATTGAAATTTTTGTTTGTTCAAGGCACGGTGATCCAATTAACAAATCTTTTCCTATCATAGAAAGACTACTTCCAAACGAACTAGAATATCTTCTTTCATCATCGTCATCCTCGTATATTTTTCGTATAAACTCAATTGAACTTTCCTCTATTGAGTAAAAATATACAGAACCTGCGTTAAAATCTTTCTTGAAAATACTATTGAAATCAGAATCCGAATAAATTCTATCTCTTGAGTCACCTATAAACAAATACCTACCGTTTGTCTCAAGTGTAATTCCAAACTCATGCTTCTTTGGTTCTTTATATGTAAACGGATATTTTACCTGTTCTTGTCTTTCTTGTGGAGTAATCGGAGTTGGGTTAATTGAAAAGTTAATGGCTGCAGGTGTATCAACTAAAAAATTTCCATCATACCTTCCTATATATAAAACATGATCACCATATGGAAGATTCTCCAGTTTTAATTGTTCAGTCAATTCAACCCGACCACCGTGAAAAATCCTACTACTATACAAGTCTTCACCAGAACCAAATACTTCATTTAATCTCCATATAAATCCCTGCGATGTTTTTTTATCAATTGATTTATTTTTTACATCAATTGTAATTGAATTTTTATTTATATTAAAGTTTATGTTGTCAAAAGAACTTGACATATTTACTTTATTTCGGTCATAGTTGTAAGTGCCGGTTCTTGTAATTTTTTGAGTATACACCCACTCATCACAAGAAACATCCTGTTTTGGTCTTTTTCTAAAAACAAAAACTTCCTGATTATCTGTATATGGTGTTGATGAAATAAGTGTGTTTCCGTACAATTTTACTTTTTGACCAAGCATATCGGTTCCGGGTTGTCGTATAATAGTTACGAGTTTCCACATGACATCACCCTCACCATAATGAGGTGTATATCTATCCTCGTCAAACTTATGAAATCTACTAGTAGGCATTCCTAAGTCATTTCCATAGTAACTCAAGGTTTCATCTTTAAATGTTGCAATTTCATAATCATCGCAGATGTCTTCACCTTTTTCTGAAAAATAAGTCATTGGTGTTTCGTGTGGTGATGCGGATTGTATTTTCCATCTGTATATGGTTTCATTCAATTCCTTAAGTTTATCGCATACAGGAAAACCTAAGAAGTTATTTGATTTTTCATTAAAGCATAAATCATCGTGCGAGTCTGATATTCTATACCAAGGTGATGTTTTATCTCTAATAGACTTTTCAAAAATGTAAATAGCACCCTCGCAATGATACATACCAGGTGCTCCTATTGCCATATAGTTGCCACTAATTGAAATTGATGAACCGAACTCAGATCCGGGTGTACCTTCTAATATATTTACAAGTCCCCAATGTTCAGTTCCTCCTTTGTTTATATCGTAAATAAAGACATGACCTTGTCTTGCCTCGTTACAGGCAGATGTAATGTGTGAACGAGAACTTCCGATTGCACAAGTACCATTTTTTAATTCAACCGCACCACCAAAATTATCATTTTGTGAATAATCGTCAGACGCAATTAAGTTTCCCAACTCTGTGACTAAAAAACCATTTGAGTTTTGTTTTGACTCGTACAACAAACCTTCTTGTGTAAATGGGCATTTAAATTTTCTTATTCTTCTAAACTGCTTTTTAGATGGATCATATTTAAACAAAGAAGCACTACCTGTGAGAAAATCTGTTGGAGAATCTTGATCCATTGGACTACCAGATAGCACATAGTCACTTTCTGCAACTATATTTTTTCCAAATGATAATGTCTCAGAGTCAAACTTTGGTTTTAAGTTGGGAAATTCGATTTTATCTGAGTTTGCGTGTGAAATTTCAGTAATTTCATTAAACGAAGAATTGCTTACAACCAAGTTAGTGCAACCATCATCTTCTATTTCAATTGTACCATATGGAGAACTGTAATCTTTTATTTTGAAATTATTTGGCTTAATTGTTTCACCAAATTGATTTTTTGTAAATTCTATTACAAGAACATTATCTGTTAATTTTCTTTTCTCGTATCTATCGGTATCGTCTCTCAACACATCTCCATCGTCTCCGTCTGTTTTGTAATGACCTGTCTGTGATCCAAATACCATTAATGGGTTTTTAATATCTTC